CCGATACCGACTTTACACCAGCTGTATTCTTTATTATATGCGCCATTTCTGAAACTGAATGGGTCGCGTTTGCCATACCAGTTAGAAAATTCAAGGTCGTTGATATCATAGTATTGGCATGTTTCATTTAAGCTGGTAGTATTTGCCGTGCCAAGGAATTCTACGGTTTTTTCTTCGCCCTGAAAACATTTGATTGGGTTCGTGAAATCCGAACTATATACATTATAGCCGAGTCTCGGCAAATATTCTGCATTTTCTGCCGGAACTGAGAATGTCAATGTCTTAGACCAGTCCGAAGCCTTTCCGCTTTCAATATCTTCTTCGGTAAGGACATAGCTGTAACCACTGTCGAGTATGTAATTATAGCCGTTGAACGACAATTTGGTTGCTTTCTGTCCGAATATAATTTCATCGCCGCCTCTGAGAACGCTAGGAAGCGGGCCTTTAAGTCTAATCGCCAATTCGCAACGGGCAGGTACAGCACGTCTAGGGTTATAGCCGAGGTTCTTACCGTGCTTGATGACACTGGAATCAAGTCTTGCAGTTTCTATAAACGATTCTTCAGCCGTTCTCTGAATATAGAAGTTGGTCATTTCGGTAACTGCTGAAATCATTTCCATGAACATTCCGTAAATGGCCGACGAACCTATATTCTTAAATCTCGGGTCAGATGCAAGTCTGTCTTTAAATGATTTTAAAATCTGCTCGTAAGTTATATTTGTATAATTCATTATTTAGACCTTTTTCGTTAATATATTTATACTTTTAAAGCCTAATAAATACAAAAGACTAGAGGTTAAAAGTATAAATATAGAAAACTAATAACGGCTTATTCTATGAGTATACAATTTTGGAATCCATTTTCTTCTGAATTTTTAAAAACGGCACCTGACCATGCTAAACAGCGTGCAGTAGTCGCCGCCCGAAATTCATTCGGTATCGGTGAAGACCCGGTTAACTGGAATGAACTTGTCACTGGTTATTCAAATAACGGCCTTACAGATCCGGCCATGGACTATAACCAGAATAATATTATTTTCGAAACGCTATTTACCAATAAATGGTCAAAAATATCTTGGTATCGCAATATGTCCCTTTACCCGCTCGTGGCAAAGGCACTTAATATGATGGCGGATGAAGCTGTTTGTCCTGACGCGGCGGGTAATGTCGCAAAGTTCGATATTGAAGACGCATGGAAGTCAAAGTTTACCGCTGCCGAATTTGATACATTGAAGACAGAATTTGATTATCTTATTAACTGCGTTATCGGTAAGGAAAGAATTTGGGAATATTATTATAAGTGGCTTGTAGATTCTGAACTTTATTGGGAAATCTGCTTGAACGACGCTGGTGATAAGGTTGTCGGAATTAATACGTTGGCGCCTTATGCGATGTTAGTAGTATATGACAAGTATTCCGAAAATATTAATGGCTTTATTCAGAATACCAATTACTTGACTCAGCAAAAAGACAAGGTTGAAGAAGTCAAGAAGTTCTTGCCTAGCCAGATTGCATATGTCCGTTATCCGTTAACTTGGACAAACAGAAACGATGTCAGAGGTCACTTGGAACGTTCTATCAGGCCTTTGAACCAGTTAAGAAATATCGAAGACGCATTGACAGTTTATAGAATTACTCGTGCTACTGAACACCGTTACTTTAACATCTATACTGGACGTATGCCGCCTGATAAAGCTGCAGCCAAAGTCCAGGAAATGATTAATAAGTATAGGAAGAACCTTACAATCGATAATGCTACCGGTATGATTAGCTCAGTTAAGAATACCCAGGCCATGACAGAAGAATTCTTCTTCAGTAAAGACGACTCCGGAAACGGCTCTACTGTTGAAACTTTCGCATCCGGCGCGACATTCGACGGTCAGTTGCAGGACGTATGGATGTTCCAGAAGATGGTCATGGATGGCATGTTCATTCCGCAAGCCAGATGGAAATCTGACGAAATAGGCGGCAATAACTATAATGTCGGTATTGAAGCGGCCAATATGGAAGAAGTCGCATTCCAGAGAGTAAACCGTAGATTACGTAGACGTTTCGCTGATATTATCAGACAGGTATTCCTTGTACACTTAAGAGTAAGCGGCTATAAGGAAAAGTTCCTTGACAGCGCATTATATAATATTGACTTGAATCCGGCAACAGATTTCGAACGCATGAGAGACTTGAACTTGGCTGAAAAACGCGGTTCCGTTATCGGTACATTGTCTCAGTTCTTGCCGACATCTACAAATATTAAACCAGGCGCTGAAGAACTTGCACCGTTGTTCTCCAAGCAGTTCTTCTTGGAAAGGATTCTCGGTATGTCTACACAGGATATCTTGTTGAATTCTAAGATGCTTGAAAGTGAAATCAAGCAGATGCGAGAAGAAATGGAGGCTAACGCTAACGAAGGCGGCGAAGAGCCAGACCAAGGCACTGATTTAGGTTTCTAAATAAAATTATGGAGAAAATAAAAAACCGGTTGTCAAAACCGGTTTTTAATATTGTATATAATCGATTACGTGTAGATTATTTCGAAGTTGCTGTAGCTGAATGTAGCTTCACGTGTAACTTTCGCATCGCCGTTATGATCGAGCTGGAAGCTGTTGATTGATTTCGGCCATACACGGTAAAGACGCCATTTGATTGGAAGCAATGTCTTGAGAGTAGAGCTATAGACAAGGAGTTCTACTGTGCAAGTGTAAGCCGATGCATAGTTAGCGACTGCGCCGCCGGTGATATTATTGCTCGAACCGCCGATATCTTCATTGAAGCCCTGGTTCATGAGAAGGTTGGACCACTTGTGGAGCGCGATAGAGATAGAGTTATCCTGGAATTCATCCCATGTAACAGTAAAATCACCAGTAACGGTTGCCTTGCCCGGATAAAGAAGCTTCATGCCCATGTAGTTGGTTTCGAGTTCATTGAACGATTTTTGTGGTATAGTAGCGCTTCGTGCCTTAATCATAAAGTCATCTTTGTCAAGAATCGGAGTCAAGGCAGAATCGCTTTCGTATTCGAAGCGGACGTCGAACAGGAACTGTTTCATTACGTCAACGTTAGTTGACAATTCGCCCCATACGCTTTTGGTGGTATCATATTTCTTTCCAGCCATTATAAATTCTCCTAAATTTTATATTTCTTTATTATTTATATAATAGTTGGGCTAAATATGAAAAATTTAGAAATTTCTTCATAAATAATTATATATCAAATTGTGAAAAATTGTGAATTGTTGGTTATTAATATTTAAAACGAGGAAAATTTATGGCTAAATATAGCGTTCCAGGTATTAGAACGACAGAAATAGACAATAGCATCCAGACTGATGCTGCACCAGCGATGGGTGTTGGCGCTATTGTTCTTAAGTCAAATAGAGGCCCGGTTAATCAGAGAGTTGTAACTCATGATTACAATCAGTTTAAGGAAATTTTCGGCGCGCCTGAAACTTTAACTGACTATGGTCATTTCGCAGCGGAAAACTATTTCGCTAATTCGACCCAGATGTATGCAGTTCGTGCAACCATGGGTGACGAACAGTACGCACAGATTCAGTTTACTTATGAAAATGCCCCAGTAACCGCAACAAACAAGTCCAAGACCACTGCAAAATTGGAATTTGTTGACAATCAAGGCTTGAACAATCTCGCTTTGATTCAGGCATTGTCTGCCAATGGCTATGATGGCCTTGTCGGCACTGAATGGGATGACGCGTTCAACAAAGGCGGCGGAGAAACTGTATCTGGTTATACGCTTGTTCAGGGCGCATTGTACGGTACTTTCCGTGACATATTGACCGAAGGCGAAGACAGAATTATCTTTAAGTCCACAAGCACAGAATTTGATGGCGTTCAGACAAATAAGGGCTATCATGTTATCTATCCGGAAACGGTTTTCGATAACGGCAATCCGAAAACGATGCAGACCAAGCTCATGATTACTGAAGACGCCTGGACTTCTAGCGCAATGGCAGCTGTTGAATCTAGGACAGACGATTATGATTATGTAAAGGTTTTGGTTCCGTCAAGTGCCACATTGGATGGCCAGGGCGACATGGTTATTAAGTTCCAGTCACCGAGAGGTGTTATTCAGGATAATTCCGCAGTTCATTATAATGAATTGTTCCAGGAAGCAAACTTCTATCCTGCTGGCGCATGGTCTGGTTCTTGGACTGACCCGTACAAGGATGGCTATGGCTATACCGAAGCACTCCGTTTGGAAGTCATCGACTGGGACGACCCAGAAATCAAGAAGACTTATTACGTCGACGAAGAATCGTTGAAAGATGTGAACAATAAAAACTTGGTAGGTTTCGCATATGGCGTAAAATATACGGAATATAATCAGGTTGATCCTTCCTATGATATTGCCGGTATCAATACAGATACTAGACCGAGCACAACACAAGATGTCGTATTCTGTGCCAACATTAAAGAAATGTACGATGGCGGAGTTACGACTACAGACCCGATTGAAGACGAATACGGTACAGTAAAGACTCCTAAGGATCTTGCTATAGCTTTACTCGATAGACTCGGTATTTCTGATGTCGCCGAAGTAAGCAAGTATTTCTATCTTAACTACTATAGCCCGCGTGATAACTATCACGTTGAAAAGCTTGTTAAGGAAAATTTCGCCGAAAGAGACGTTTATACTACTAACATAGAAGATAAGCTCTTCATTCGTTACGTAGAAGCTGATGGCAAGAAGCTCTTGATTAATAGCGTATTTAATGTCAAGAATGGCGAACCGAGCATGATTGACCTTCCGATTCAGCAAGATACTGTAATCGAAGACGGTGCAGATAAGAATATGGTAAACAACATCGTTGCTACGCCGACTTCTTACATCTTGAACTCCGTTGACAAGACTTACGCTGACGGTTATACCATCAAGACCGAATCCATGGATGAACCGGGTAACGGCGATATTGAAAAGTACAAGTCTGTCTTCAATGACCAGCTTGTTATCGCAGCTATCGGTCCGGGTGAATACGGTAACGATGTCGGTATTAGCATCATCACAACTGCATGCGCAGATATTCCGGCACTTCAGGGAACTTATGGCTTCAACTGGAAGTATAAGTATGACGACGAAGACCAGGTAAACGATGATGACGGCACTGCAGACTTGACCTGGAAGAAAGTTTTCAAGATTAACGTATACGTCAAGAACAAAAACCAGACTGCTAAGGCAGCATGGGGCACAGGCATGGATGCTCTTCTCAAGACTCCGGTCGAAAGCTTCTTGGTATCTACTGACCCGTATGCAAAGGACGACGAAGGTAACAGCCTCTACGTTCCGAATGTAGTTAACGGTCATTCCGAATACATTTATGTATCTCGCGCATCCGTAAGCGACGCAGTTGACCGCGTTGGCAATTATGCACAACCGGCACAGACGTTCGCAATTTACGCTTTGACCGGCGGTAAGAACTCTACAAAGGACAACGTTTCCGAAAAGACTGCAGCACTCAACCTTTACAAGGACCGTGTTCGTTCTCCGTTCGATATCTTGTTCAACGTAGACGCTATCGAAACTTTCAACGGTCGTCAACGTTATAACGCTCTCCAGAGAAAGATTGCAGAAATCGCTGGTAATCGTAAGCAGGATATTGGCGTAATTCAGGTAACTTCCAAGTCCTGTAGGACCGGTAAGCAGATGGTATCTGAATCTAAGATGTTCACCTTCAACAATGCTTCCTATGTCGCTGAATACGGTGGCTATGATAAGTATTACAACGGTGACGTAGCATCCTGGATTTACTTGCCGAAGTCTGTTGCTGGCGCTTGCGCTATGGCACACTGCGATACATTTGTTTATCCTTGGATGGCTCCAGCTGGCGTTTCAAACGGTACAATCCCGTATGCTAACGGACAGTTGCTCCGCTTGACCGATGACGAAATCGGCGAACTTTATGACAATAACGTCAATACTACACGTGACTGCGGTAATTACGGCGTTATTCTTTGGGGTCAGAAAACTGCTCTCAAGAAGAATAGCCTCTTGAACCGTATCAATGTCCGTCGCTGCATGAACTACATCGAGAAGATTCTCGAACACATGATGACTCCGTACTTGTTCCAACAGAACAATACGAGCACCAGAAGCGCTGCTAGAAATGACATCGACGCATTCTTGCAGAGAGTCAAGGCTGCAGGCGGTATCGACAGATACGAAGTCAGCGTAACGATTGACGATGACGATCCGACAATCATGAACGTAAACATCATTGTTTACCCGACAAGCGCAATCGAATTCATCGATATCAAGATCTTCATCAACCGTCAGAAGGGTATGTCTATGGACGAAACCACTGGCCGTGGCTAATCTAACATACAGATTTAAAAAGGGTCGGCTTTTAAGCCGCCCTTTTTATCTTATAAATAATTAGAGGTTTTATGATAGACTATACTATAAAAAATGAATATTTAGATGATGGCTGGATTTATAAGGGAACTATCTATTTTCCTAACGGTATTCCATATAATATCATATATACGGAAGATTTTTCGATTGACATAATAAATCCGTTCACATTGAACAGTATAGTAATTAATGACGCATATGGCATTCCTATCAACAACGCGGTAGTTCAGGATTTAGGATATAGCCTTGACTATGCCCATTATGAAGAAAACCAGATTAAGAAAATAGAGGCGAATCTCGTAAAGAACGGCGGTTATACGTTCTCGAATACGGTTAACAGCATTACTGTCTACTTGATGCCTACTTACAGGTATAACGGAAGGACGGTCGTCAGCTTCGACATGGCAAAAATAATGGTGACGTTCAAGTTGAACGGTATTACCGAGAATTTTGAATTGCGCGCAAGCTTTTTACCGTCAATCAGGCGTAGCAATAATTATACTATCGTAAAGTCTAACGCACAAGGCAGCGATTCGGTTTTCGGAACAGACCATTCGAGAATAGTCAATCCTGAAAACGACACTACGAAACTGTTGCCGACATCCGGTTATAATTTTAATAATGTATTTAGCGATAATAATATTAATTTAAGCGCCAACTTTAACTACGATGAAACAGTCAACGGGCTGTATATCGGCCCTTATACTATAAAAGATGGTTATCTAGCTTCTGCCATAATATATGCGCCGGAAAATACGGATAATATGGAAATAAATTCATATTGGTATGACCCGGACAGGGGTGTTAAAGTATCTGCTGCTTATGATAAATCTGGATATAGCCCGGCGACTGCAAGTATATTTAAAGTAACTGGCAGTGATATACAGGTTGCATATTTCCATGATTTTTTCACTGAGTATAGCGGTGAATATTCGGCAGTATTCACGTCGGCAGCAGTAATGCAAAAAATATGGCCTCTTCCAGAGGGCGGTACATTGCCCGATATGATGAAAAACAGACTTGTATTATCTTGTACAGTAAGCGCGGATAACGCTGACGATATGCCTCAGCCCGATCCGTCGGAAATTTACGGCTATCAGCTATAATAAAAAACCGAGATTAAAAATCTCGGTTTTATTTTAACAAGGAGATAAATTAAATTCCTCTAATCGGCGTTTCTACTGTGTCTCCGCAGCAGCACTGACCGTCTTTGCACTTATGGCTAAAAATCTTGGTGTCAGCGTCTACTTTTTGCGGCGCGAGAAGCTTATGGGTATGTCCATCGCCTGCAGGAACGACAACGCCATTATTGATGAAATGGATGTGTCCGCCGACAGTCGTAATAGGCGTCTCAGCGTTTAAGTTAGACGGTTCGTTAATAGAATCGCTTGTTCTACCGTAACCGGTTTCGTCATAAATCCAGTATTCGTGATGATGCGGGCCCATTACAGGAGAACCGGAAAATACGTCGGTAAGACCAATCTGCGAAGTATTTTCATTCATGGAATGCTGAATTTCTTCTTCTACATATTTTGAAAAACTAGCCATTATAAATCCTCTTATATCTTATTTATATATTTATGGAATAATTTTGAATTTTAGCCGCCATAATTATAAATAATAAAAAGGAAATATTATGAATGAAGCATATTTTGAAAAAGCGTATGAAAAATACAAAAATCTGGTAATAAAGTATCTTATAAGGAAGGGCGTAGAAATTACGAACATCATGCATACTATTGATTCGTATGTAAGAGACTTTTATCTTGACAAGTTCAAAGCCTATGAATGCGCTGCGGCAATTTATGACAGTATTCGTAGTCAGGTAAAAACTGAAAATTATAACGGAGATGACAGAATGACACTCGAAGAAGCGATTGAAATCGTTACGAACCACGGATTCGGCGTAAAAAGTATGGATGAAGCTTATGGTGATGCTGCAGGAACTCAGCTTTCAGATATCATCGAAGAATTCATCAGCGGCAATAACCCGTCAGGTATCAGCAAGGCTGAACAAATTCTTAGGGCTACTGGACGTATTGACCAGGTAAAGGCAGAATTTATTGACGCGATTAAGCCATGCGTAGGTCATGGACTTTCAGATAAGAAGTTCAATGAAATCAAGTTAATTTTAGGAAAGCAGAAAACCTTTATGTCTGTGCTCATTTATATTACAGGGCTTATGCACTCGGCACAGGGTAATGGCATAAATGCTGGCCTCAGAGTCAAAGGTAAAAAGTAATAGACAGAATTAGCGTTTAAAAGCAGTCTGACGGACTGCTTTTATTTTTAACCGGCAAAAATTCTGAGAATTAATATATAAATAAAATATAAAATATTGTATATAAAGACAAATTTTGGAGGAATAAATGGATAAAATCCTAGAAACACTTTCCCAGAAGTTCTCAGTGGAAGAATTGAATGAAATTAAAAAGACATTCGAAGCTATCGTTGATGAAAAGGTTCAGGAAAAAGTAAACGAAGAAGCCAAGGTTGTCGCCAAGAAAGCTGATGAATATTGCCAGAAGAAAATCAATGAATCAGTCAAAGCTAAGACTGCTGAAATTGAAAAGGTAGCAAGCAGTTTCTGCGAAGAAAAATGTAAGGCTATTACTGAAGAAGCTGAAAAGCAGGTAGAAGCTTACAAGAAGAGCCTCGAAGATGCTGCACAGAATTACGTCTGCGAATATTTCGATACTGAATTCAAGAAGAAATATGGCGAAGAACTTGAAGCTATTGAAGAAAAGGTAATTACCGGTTTGGACAAGTATCTTGAATTTAATATCAATGAAAAGATCAGTCCGGCTCTCATCAAGAAGACTGCATTGTCTGAAACTTATGCACCGATCGTTGAAGGTATCAAGCATCTCTTCGAAGATGAATTCGTACCTCTTAACACAAGCGGCGGCAAGAAGATTCGTCAGCTCAAGCAGGAAAACGCTGAAATTAGACAGTCCCTCAAGAAGCAGCTCGACGAAAACCTTCGTTTGCAGGACCTCGCTGAAACGATGGGCAAGAAGACATTGATTTCTGAAAAGATTTCTTCTCTCGACCCGGAACAGCGTGTAAAGGTTAAGAAGTTCTTCAAGGACAAGAGCCTCAATGAAACCAAGAAAGACATCGACGCATACATCGACATGATTCAGGAACAGGCAGATGTTTATGAAAGCATGAAGTATGAAAAGGCACGTCTTTTCGAAAATCGTGAACGCCCGGTTCGCAAGACTGCGTTTATCGAAGATCGCACAAAGAATGTCGTCGCTGAAAAGTTTAGACCGTCCCGCCGTGAAATGACACCTGCTGAACGAATGATGCAGGGCTCCGCAAGTCTCATCGATGAGGACTAAGCAAAAAATCTGAATTTTGCAACATAAATAAAATATAGAAATTGTTCAAACAATTTATAAACAATTTATAGGAGAAACTTAAATGAAAATTACAAAGACTCAAGCTGGTATGATGGACCGCTGGCAGAAAGCTCCAGGTGGACTCTCAATCACTGGCATTAAGGACAATCTCGTCCGTTATAATACTGCACGTCTTTTGGAAAACCAGCAAACTAAGAACCTCGGTTCAGAATTGCTCACCGAAGACTTCACTCAGGGCGTAGGTGCTCCGCTTGGTCTCGACCAGGGTATTCCGCACGGTGGTGACGCTAAGGGCGTTTTCGCACCGATTTCCCTCGCTCTCGTTCGTCGTGTATTCCCGCAGCTCTTCGCTAACGTACTCGTTGGTGTTCAGCCGTTGACTGGTCCGGTCGGTCTTGCATTTGCACTCCGTTACATCTATAAGACCAACAACCCGAACGAACTCGTTGAAGCTGCATGGAAGGCAGTTCCGCGCTTCTCTGGTTATACCGGTTCTACCGCTAACACAGATGGCGAATGGGATGCTGGTACTGGCGTTGATACACAGTCTGCTGAAGGCTGGAAGATCACTGGCCCGACATTCGGTTCTGACGACCCGTCTGTAAGCCGCAAGATGCCAGAAATTGGTCTTATGCTCTCCAGACAGAGCATCGTTGCTAAGACTCGTAAGCTCGCTGCTTCCTTCTCTCTCGAATCCGCTGCCGACATCAAGGCTATGCAGGGTATCGAAATGATGAACGAAATGATCAACGTTCTCCAGGCAGAAATGACTGCTGAAATGGACCGTGAAACTATCGGCCGTTGTAAGTCACTCTGTACTCCACGTGTTTATACCAAGTCTACATCTAACCTCGCTACAAACGACGGTTATATTGGTACAAACTCTCAGGAACGCTTTGGTACAATCATCGCTCACATCATGAAGGGCGTAAACGACATCCGTACTGCTACTCGTCGTGGTGCAGCTAACCTCGGTGTTGTTTCTCCGGACGTTGCCACTGTTCTCCAGTGCGCTAACCCATGGTTCACAAAGATTGCTCACGAAGTTAATGGCTCTGCCGTTACTCCGGAAATGGGTACTTTGAACGGCGTTGTTAAGATCTTCTGCGACCAGTATGCAGTTGACGAATTTGGCGCTAACGATAACGGCGAAATCCTCCTCGCATTCAAGGGCTCTAGCCTCTATGATGCTGGTGTTATCTTCTGCCCGTACGTTACTGGCGTTGTTAACCAGGCAATTGACCCGAACGACTTCTCTCCGAGAGTTGGTATCATGAGCCGCTATGGTTTCGCACACAATATGCTTGGTGCTGAAAACTATTACCGCTTGCTCAAGTTCACTGGCCTCTTCGACCAGGCTCCGGAAAGCATGGTTTGGTAATTTCGGTTACAAAAACATAAATTTAAAAAATGTAGGTTCGCAAGACCTACATTTTTTATTATCTAATAAATAAATGATGATACCTTATATAAACACGATAGATGATTTAAAAGAAATCGCTAAGAGCTATCTTATCGAATTCAAGCCTATTTCCCAGACGTGTTTAATAATGTATATTTTAAATAAGTATAATATCGGAAATATCGCAGTCGTATCTAATGAAATAATATGCACGTTCCATTACAATTGCGGCGATATAAGATATGTGCGTAAATTCAAATTCAATAAAGAAATATTCGAAGAAGAATTAAAAAAGGCTGTTTCCGCATTTGCCAGAAAACAGCGTTATGAATTTGCAAAGCTTTTAAATTCTATTTAGCTTTCATATATATATTATTTATTATAAATAGTATATGAATAAGGCTGAACAAAAATCTGCTAGGGATCTTAATACCGCGTCAGAAGACGTTAAAATCGATATATTAAAGAGCATAAGAGATTCGTCAAATACAATTTTAGCGCCCGTTCAAATTATTAAACAGGCTATAACTACATGTGTCAATAAATTCAGCAAGAATAATGAATTGACAAGTAGGAATATTAACAGGCTTGACAGTATTTTACGAAGTTTGAACGGACTTAAAGAACAGGTCCGTAAGCTGGAAACCAATACAAACAATAAAAACCTCGAGAAGGTTTTAAGAAATACTGTTTCTGCAATAGGCGCTAGAAGGACTACCGTATCGCCGGAACATAAGGGTCTCGGCCAGCTCGCAGATACGGTCAAACTTATAGCGAAGCAACAGAAAGAACAAACGACATCAGCCGAAAAGAATACGCAACAGCTTGTCAAGGGTGCAGAAGCGCAAACTAAGGCAGTCCTGCTGAACCAGGATAAAGTTGCTAAAGCCAAGGAAAGAGAAAAGGCTTTAGGTAAAAATGATCAGAAGCCTGTATTGCCTCCGCAACAGACAAAACAAGAAAAAATGCAAAGACCGGTTTTACCGTTTTCTATGAAGGAATTTTTGGGCGGTCTTGGCAGAATTCTTTCCGGTATACTGAATCCGGTAGCGATAGTAACCAGTCTAGTAGCTAAGTTCTTACCGTATGTATTATTAGCCGTCGCATTCTTTAGCGGCGTCTGGACGGCATTGTCTACCGAGGTTAAACGAAAAGTTATAGAAATTCGAGACAAAGTTATTAAATATGCGGCGATAGCTTTCGCTCTGTTCAAGGGTCCAGTACTCGTGATGAATACGCTTAACACCATTTACCATACGGCACGTATGTTCTACCTGACAGGAAAATGGGCAAAAGACATGGTTCTCTGGATGTTCCAGATGAAGGGCGAAGTCAAGAAACAGAGAGCCGAATCCAGTTTCTTATTGTTCAGGAAGGCAAAAGAATTGGTTAGACATACTGCGGAGATGGCAAGTATCTTCTTCAAGAATCATTTGGCGTTATTGCAGTTCTTGTTCTCTTGTGCAGCCTGGCTTGTAATCATTGGCGCAGTCGCACTTGTCGTCGTAGGTATTATTTACTTGTTCTCCAAGTTCAGCGACCAGATAGTAAAGGCCGTATCTACGATTATAGAGGTATTCAGAGGAATCGGATCGTTAATCGTCGACGCATGTATCGGATTTTTTAAGATAGTATTCAGTCCGGTGATAGCATTGATTGAAGGTATCGCGAAAGCAATCGCGTTCGCTTTCTTGGGCGGCAGGACAAAGACAGAGCAGGAAAAGGTCAAAGAAAAACAGGTTACTGTCAAGATGGACAATAGCTATGCTCAGCTTATCAATAAGGTAACTGAACCGTTGAACAGTATCAAGGATGCAGTAGTCGCATTACGAGATTTCTTTGTCGGTAGCCCTATGGAAGCCGGCAGAAGCTATCAGAACCCTGAAGCTGTTGCTGTTCCAGAATCTACTAGAATCAGCAATATTAAATCCAGTAATATGGTTACTATCAAGAGCAATGACTCTATTAGCGAACGTATTAATACAAGCTATATCAAGTCTGATGAATCTGATTATGACAAGTCCATTAAGCAGATTATCGACGGATTGAATACGTTGAACACCAATTTCGAAAAGTTCCTTAAAAATTATAAACCTGCCCGCGGCGGCGGTTATGGACGTGCTGACGGTTATTAATTATGGCAATTTTAAATCTATATCAGAACGGCGGATCTACAAAGAATGTTAATGCGACAAACTCTCCTGTCGCTAAGTCGCATTATTTTTCAATACAGGTAGTTAATAGCAGTTTGACCGACGAAGAGCAGAGTTTTAACAGCAGCTTCAAAGTTACCGGCATTCTGGATAACCTACCAGGCATATCGTATCAGACGTCATGGGAAGGCGCGCCTGTAAGTGTTATCAGTGAAAACGTAAAGAGCTTTACCGATAACTCCGCGATTAGAACATTTGCACAGAACAACGATAATTATAGGATGCCAATCGTTACAGACGGATGGACACAACAGATGCCGAAAGACGGCTGTTCGTTGAATCTGTCATTGTCATTCAAGGCATATCCGCAAGCCATGTTCATGGCGTCTGACTATAGAAGTATTTTGAATTTCCTATTTTTTGTGACTACGCCTAGGGAATACTATCTGAGCGATTCTGCTAAATATATCGGCAAGGCCTTAGAACATGCTAACGCACAAGGTAAGAAATTCGGTAATTTACTGGACCAGACCGCAAAGGACTTTAAGCGTGTCGGGGAGCTGTCACAAGACCCGAAATCTAATGTGTCGTTAGTAAGACTTGCAGACTATACAATGAATCCCACGGAACAGAACGCGCAAGAGCTTAATGATTCTGAACAGACTTTGGCTAACGAACTTAACGAGATAAAAAGCTTTTTCGATAACCTGCTGAATATGTCTAACGATAATGTCGGCGGCGTACCGTTATGTGATTTGGAAATTTCCGGTCTTATTAAAAATAATAACCTTAAAGTAAAATGGCTTGTAAAGAGCTGGTCTTTCAAACCATGTATTAATACTACACGTTATAACGGACTAGAAATGCCTATATTCGTCGATTTTAAAATCGATTTGGAAACACAGACAATTCTTTCGAACGAAGATATGATCGCCTTGTTCCAGACGCATTAATAATCTGCTACGTTTCTCTGAAACGGGCTTGTTCCGATAGTATTCAAGTCTCTTACGCCCGGTGCCAACACGCGATACCATTGTGCTCTGGAATATGTCTGGTCAAGACAACAGGTAATTTTAAAATCGCAGTAAATTGGGCCGCTCGTCGAGAATTCTTCCGAATATTTTGCTTCCCAGTCTTTGATATACACGATTAGCGGATTTTCACGATTAAAGAATACATCAGGATATAATACGAGGAACCAGAGTTTTTCGCCCAGGCCATTTTCCTTATTGAAACGTCTGAATACGCGCTTGTCGTCATATTTGGCTACTGCAAGCTTTCCTGTCTTGTCTGCGAGCTGTTCCATATTGGATAATGTCTTATATATGGCCTTAGCAATATCGCTTCCTAGCGGGTCATTATCGTCAAACGTATCAGTGATACGCCTATATTCATCAAGTATTCCGTCCAATGCAGCGGAAATAGCCTCGTTGTTACTATATGCTTGTTTTATTTCATCGAAAATTTTTTCAACCTGTAAATCTTCGATAGAGTTTGCTTTCGCTTCTTTTAATGAATCCGGCGTTGCTGATAGGTTTTTCCATGAACCGACATCTTTGACAACACCTTTCTTGGCATACGGGCTTCCGCCGACGTAACCGCTAGAATTTTTATACGTAACTGCGACGCTGTATGTAGCTTCGAGTTTTACGGTAGGCTTATCAGACAATGAACCGAATATAGTTTTTGCGTCGTCCTGATCTGTACCTACACTAATCTCGCATGCGATATCTATTTTCTTGTTGGCGTTTTTCCATTTATATGACTGGACTGCGGATGGTAAGTTTCTATTAAACATGGAAACCTGACGGACTACTGTAGCGTCGCGGTCATTGAATTTTTCTTCCTCAGAACGGCTGTCGGTATTGTTTGTCGAAAGGAAGTTTTTCAAGCTTGTCTGCATGACATTACCGAATTGCTGGCCTGTCATTTGCATATTTTTCATTGCATTGCCGATGTTCTGGAATGCAGAATTTATGCTGAATTCGTTTGCGGCGTTAAGCGTAGCATACGAGTTCAATGCTCTAATCCAGGAATTTATAGAGCTTTGTCCTAACGTGTCAGAAGCGTATATTCTGAAGTTTAAATTGATACTGCTAGGTTTATATCCCGCATATATTTTTTTGGTCCAGGAACCCATTTTAAGCAGGTTTTTGAATGAACCGTTGGCACTTCCAATCATCGTAGCCATTCTCATCGTATCGCTGGTCATGAAGCTCATGAGCATATCTTGCCAGTCAGCGCCAGGACCATTTTCATAATCGACACTTATTGAGAATTCAGGCATTTCATTTAACAGCCCGGTAAGTATTTCTATGCTATTACCGTTACCCGTAGGGGTTACGAGATAGAATTTTGAAATACCCGTCTTGGCGTCGTTACCATAAGACGGTCCGTTAAAATCTGCAACTTTATTTTTATCCGCGTTTGCCATATTACTTACGTATTCTTCTTGCAAAACAACTTGCTATTTGTCCGTTATTCGATACATACGGTATCTGGAATGATACAGCGTGCTGGTCTGGGTCAGTTTCGACATGAGCGTTTGTCCTATCTATTTTTATAGGCACCCAGAATTCTATTATGTCAAAAATCGTATTTACGTATAGGTTTACCTTGTCGAAATTCTGGAAAAGAACTTCGTAAATCGGTGAACTAAAACTTAGATTGAACAGGCGTTCATATTTTTCAGTCAACAGCACATTTTCAATCATCTGGTCCAGCGCGTTGGCTCCCCATAATTCAGTAAATTCATTACTGCCATCAAGGTCATAATATTCTTGCTGGACTGTGCCGGTATCGTGCTTTAAAAAATCTGGATTTGCGCTTAATTCTAGCATATATTATTTATCCTTTAACATGTCACGTTAGTATTACCGATACAATGCTCGACGCCGCATACGACACATGCAGGGAAATTATTGACGAGTTGCTTAGCCAGGTTACGGCCGAGTTCGACGTTTCCTTTTTCGCTGTTGACTGTTACGTTCCCGACTTTCGATACGATATTTGTAGTACCTTCAGTTGTAATATCGGTATTGCCCTTTACATTTATCGACACGTTTCCTCTTGCCGGTGCGCCGTCCGGATTCAACGATTCGCCGGTATTTACTGAAATGCCACCGTTAGGGTCAATCGTAAGTATAAGACCGGTCCTGTGCTTGAATATGGTTTCGCCTGTTTTCCTATTCAATGTAAGATATTCGCCGTTATCCGTTTCGAGCAATACCATTTTGAACGGATAGTCTTCTGCCTTGAAGGCAAAATAGTTTCTTTCCAAATTTTTAGCGGTAATTGTCGTAAACGCGACGGAATCGAATATCGGTTTCTGGATATCGCCTTCGTCGAAATAACCGCGCATGATAGTTCCGACTTCCGGTATTACGAAGTTACCGTTGGTGCCACCGACATATGACAGGTCAGGAACAGCCCATGGAATTGCAGCCGTAGCGAAATCATCATAATAACCGAATACGAGAATTTTTACTCTGCCCGATTTGTCAGGGTCATCGTTGTCGATAACCTTGCCGGTCCATCGGGTAGTAGGATCTTGCTCGAACTTTTCATAAGTGCCTTGTAATGTCTGGTTCAAGCCAGCGCCGACATTCTTTATCACCTCGTTTAATATTTCATCTGTTGATGTCTGCATAATAAACCTTACTGAGTATTTTTAGATTGTTTTAATTCAGATACGCCATTGATACCGTCGCTTACACATGTAGCCATTATGGTGTATTTACTCGAAGTATAGAAAGTGTGAGTAAGTCCAGCTACGAGATAGTCGCCAGCGGCAATAGTCTGCTGATTATTTACGGTAGCCGGGTCAATCGAAATTCTTTGTCCCAGACGAATAATAGCTTCACCTTTCGGGTCTACGAAAGGCTGGTTTACGGTATCGATTGTCATGAATACGAATTGCTGGTAGAACGAACGCTTGATACTTTCATGGTGCATCGGAGCATAATCATAATATTCATGTGTTCCGTCGAAATGGAAAGCCACCGTATTATATCTTATGTTTTCCAGCTGCGTCTGAGACTTGTTACTTATCTTACCGAGCCTCATTTTGTCGTTCTTGCCGGTATCGTGGAATTCTTTTTCTCGGAAACACGACTCGTTAAGCGACGGCATTTTACCTGTAAATAAATTCTTAGTGACCATGACCGGAAACTTTATCGGATTTATTTGCTCGATATTATACGGATTGAATATCTTCGCCTTTATACCGTAGCCGCCTTGGTTCTGTATAAAACCGGCATTTACATAGCGTAATGATTCATAAGCCTTATATGGTGTAGGCTTCGCATTTTCTTCAGTTCCTTTGGTCTCGTCATGCAATTTCTGGTATGTCGTCACCTGTATAAAATTGCTTACGGTTGCGCCTTCACACAATTTATTAATTGACGTATATGTTGCAAGGCCGTTTTTATCGATATAGAGCAACGGCATGTCGTCGTCTGAAATCCAAGCATGAGAAACAACCTTGTCAGCGAAGTCAGCATGGCATAATGAAGCGTTGAGCCAAGGCATTGTATCGTTGGAATCGACCGACGAAGTAAACTTCAGGCCGGCATGAGAGAGACAGGCTCTCAATACTTCGGTACTTGTGAATGCCTTGCTACGATTCAACATGGTACCGCTGTCATCTTTAGGCCATACAAAAATATCGTTAAGGTATTTTTCCGCAGACAGCGTACCTTTCAAAATATAGTAATAACTGTTATTATCTTGATCGAGCGCGTATTCAATCGACTCTATGATAAATTCGGCGTCGATATACGGTTTCACGTCGATGCCTGAATCCAAGGACGGCGTAACTGTCACAAAAATACTGTTGCCAATCTGAAAGCCAACGGAATGGAAATACGTACCGACGTCGTTCAATTCGAGCGTCATGGACGGCAATCTCTGGAAAAAACTTTCATGCACCAGAATTTTTCTGATTTTGTCGTTGCTTATTGTAAAGCCATGAACCGGATTTTTGTTACCGTAGATAACAAAAATATTGTTTTCAATAGTGGCTACCGGCTGAGATATAAGGCCAGCTTGCGCAACGTCTTTTTGTTCTACATCATCGACCATTATATACCTATAGTAAATCCGTTTTCACCGCTGAACCAGCTAGATAGTTTTACAGATTCATACGTTACGATGTTATACGCGGCTTCTGGGGTCTTCGGGAATTCACAGCAGCAGAAACCCTTGTCGTTAGAAAAAACCATGTAGGAGGCTCTCTGTTGCAACATATAAAGGTATAGCTGTTGCGCGCCTGCGAGTTCAAAAATATGCGGCTTCAGGTCATAATATTTTGCAAACATTCTTGCCACGCGGGTATCTGGGTTTTTTATATTTTGAAGCCTTTTCATCACGTCGACAATTTTATCCGGCTGCTGCTTCAGGCACTCGTCAAGTTGTTCCCCGACTTTCCTGTTAAAATTATCGCTTTCTATATTCGTATTGAATAGTCCGAAAATTGAAAGCATTACTTCGCGGCTCATCTGCTTATACTGGTTGCCATAGCCAGAAAGATTGGATTTTATGCCTTTAAATTCCGCTGTTAAATTCGTATTCATGTCATACAAGTCGCCGCGTCCCTGACGAAACCCTATATTCGAAAAACAGCTCGCGAACAAGAATTCGCCTTTACCTATCGCTGGCTGGCCGCCCGCGATATTAAGCGCCTTTTCCGTATATTCTGGCATAAGGTATTCTGCAAGATTCGCATTTTTTAGAAAATCGTTCCAGGACGATTTCATCGGCTTGAACTTAAACGTATTTTCAGCCAGCTGTTCAAACAAGTCTTTCGGTTCCGCCCTTAAATATTTCGATAACAAATCGGCATGTATTTCGGCAAGGTCGTTAACCTTACCGCATTTTTGCGGCGTCCAAAATTTGTTCAAATAAGAATTCAGGTTTTCGTTATTCATATACATATTTATAACATTGGTCAGGTGTATAAATAGTATATGGGTTTATGTAATCTATATGAGTATCAGCAGAAGAAGTCTATAAAGTTGTCAGATTCGTATAGCGTGACGCTATGGCTGACTGATAAAGACTTCGCCAAGGACGACACGCCAAAAGAAGACAAGGCAAGGCTTCTTAATTTTGACGCTATCCCTGAAAATTATGCAATAGAACTGTTTAATTGCACCGACGTGGCTTTGCCGTCGTTCAAATACAAGTCCGAAATTTATAAATACGGCAATAACGAAAAGACTTTCCTTATTCCTGATTATAGTTCGCTGGACGATTTGACTATAGAATTGATGGACTACTATGATGCCAATAATAATCTTGTCGTAGAGCAGCTTGTAAACCTGTTCTTGAACAAACTTTTCGATACTAGAACATTTACATACAGGATGAATGACTTCATCAAGGGAATCGATATAAACGTATACGATAATAATTTTTCGTCCAAGATACAGGTTTATTCGTTCAGGAATTTAAAACTGACCAACTATACGAAATATGAACTTGATTATGCCAGCAATAATCCGGCAAAATGGAAACTTTCATTTTCGTTTATGGAATATCAGGCTACGCAAGCCGGTGAACGCACATATGGTGTCGGCGGCGAAATTGATCCTAACTTGGGCGGACAGACTGAAACAAATATAGAACTTAATGAACAGTTCGCGGCGATGTATGCGGCGTCTATGCAGGGTAGAAGTATGCGTGCGCCGACCGAAGCAAGTTCTATGCTGACGCCGAACGCACATACAAATAATTCTGTGGAAATAGACCAGCTGAGTAAGAAGACCAGCAGTTTATCCAAGAAAGTAAACTCCCTTAAGGCCAATGTAGCTACACAGACTAAAAAGGTAGAGGAACTCAAGTCAAAGCTCGCAGTTACCGAAAGCAAGTCTAAAGAGCTTAAGTCGGCGGTCGATTCTAACGAGACGAAATATGCGGCGGCGTTCGCCAAGACACAAGGTCTTGTACAAAACGCTCAACAGAACCAGATGAAAGGGTCAAGCGCCGATTACTGGTCAACTGCAAAATATGAAGAAGACTTAAAGAAACATACTGCAGCGAATAACGCGCTTAATGCAAATCTTGCCTTACGTAAAGAAGCGTCGGATGCAGCAAGGACGGCAAAAAGCGAATTGACTGCGGTCAATAACGATTTGGCAAAGTTGCAAAAAGAGCTTGAAGCTGAAGAAGCAAAATTAAACAAGCTGTCAAAAGAATATAATAATACGAAGTCGCTCTATAATAAAAACAAGAAATCTTTAAACGAAATGAGCGGTATCAAGAAAGACCAAATCGTTTCACTTGAAAATCGTTTCGGCACAAATGATTCTATTCCGCAGAAAAATAATGGCGCAAGTTTGACAAGTTATGCTGATAGCATGGCACAGGCTGCCAAGGCCGCAGGTGCAAGCAAGAAAGCTGTCAAAGAATCATTCCTTAAGGAAGAAGATGAAGCACGACATATGGGCGCGAACAACCTTGCTACTATGGCATGGGGAAGAACAACTAAGGATATTTATAGTGAACTTGATTCTTTGGATTTGCCTGATTTGATGCCTGATGTTCCTACACAGAAAAGTCAGGAATCGCCAAAGGATGTCAAACCGAAAGCGGAAACATTATATTCACGAGAAGATAAAATACTGGCCTTGACAATAGAATATGAGAAGACGCATCCTGAATGGAGCGACGCGTATATTTACGAGCGCGCGAGCAATGTAGTCGATACGGAATCAGGCCTATAATGTTATAAATAATAAAAAGGATTAAGAAATGGATCAGACAGAAACATTTGTAAGCTATTTGGCGAGCACTAATGAAGCGGAATTTCAGGCGCTTTATACGTTCGCAGTTGACGCTTTGACATTCTCTAATAAAATTCATATTTATCATTGGAGTTGTGATAAGGGCTTCGATCATACGCATTTCCAAGAAGTTTATGAGGTAATTAGAGATTTCGCTGACGAGCTTGTAGAAATAACTCTTGCGACGGGTACTGAATTTAAGATTACATCTAAATCTTATATTTTCTCCGACGAAATTTACAATAAGGAAAATGCGCTTAGAAAGCTCAGGGCATTTATAGATG